CTTGTAACCTACGTCGGGGCCCTCAATCAAGGCTCCCGTTGGTAATATTTACTTTTACCTCCATATTTATATTACAACGAAGGTGTGGGAACCAGACTTGTAGCCTAGATTCCGTCGCTCCTCACTGCTTGCAAAGGGAAAGCAACATTTAAACTTACTCCATCTAATCATAAAATGAAAAGACAAAATAAATTTAAATCTATACGTATTAACAATACTATAATCGTTAAGACATATAAACTGTTTGTTAGCCTTGGTCTCCGTGAGGATTCCAATGTGCTTCGTACTTCATTATCAATAGCTGATCGTCTTCATTGCTGGACTACCTGCGAGGGTAGACCCGGTCTTGATAGATTCAAAGCCTTATCTAATGCTTGCATTAGAGCGATAATGGGCCTTAGCCTTTCTAAAGAACTGGAATATAAGTATCCTAGATGCTTCCTTAGAGCAGTGGTGCTCTCAAGGAATAGCTTCCTGGAATCCTTATACTGAGTTTCAGTTTTAAGTTTACACCGACTGGTGTATCTTAAACCTGTTTTCGACGTAACTACTATAACAGGTAGTTTTACTGGTTCATTGTTCAATTGTGGTCGTTTTATACTTCCACATTTAAACTCAACATGCGATATTTTCAAAAGAACTTATTGTATTAAAACCGTTCGTCCTACTTCTTTGAAGTGGTCGATATCTGGTTCTAGTGGCCCTAACGGGTCACCTGCATACTCTAAGTGGATTGAAGATACTTATGCTGTATTGACTGACTTTCTCTCAATAAAACTTTTCATGTTTTATTGGACGCTTCCAATTGTTAATAGGGAGCATGTGAAAAGGTCAATCTCGGACACTATATTATGAATGTGAGAACATTCCTCTGATATAGCGAGTAAGCATCCAAAACATTCTAGGTTAGCCTTTCTTAGTGATAAGGGAGGTAAGACTAGAGTGGTTGCGATTGTAGACATACTTTCGCAGAGTTTGCTTAAACCGGTACATGGTCATCTGTCATCCATACTGAGAATAATACCTCAGGATGGGACATTTAACCAAGACTTACAGCGCGCGAGAGTTAAAAGATGGTCTGAGCTCAATGAGCACTTATCATCGATTGATTTGAGCGCTTGCACTGATAGGTTTCCGGGTCTCCTACAGGCCTTGTTACTTTGAAAATGCAACGCACTAACGCTTTGGCAGGCGTTTTGGTGGCTGCAAGTTATAGCAAGAAGAACCTTTGTCTTTAAAGACGACAAGGGGATTCCGAAAAGTGTCAGATACAAGGTAGGACAACCCATGGGGGCGTTATCCAGTTGGCCAGCAATGGCTCTCTGTCATCACGTCCTCGTCCAGTTGGCTTATAAAGCGACTTAC